CGGTATACAGCCACAAAAAGAAAGAACAGACTGGTAATGAATTATATGTCTAACGAAGAAAAAGATAGCCTAATGAGATCTAGTTACTACAATGTAACTAGAAACTTTACCAAGACTGTGAACAGGTTTATTGCATTCCAAGATGGTAAGAATACCATCGAAATCCCACACGGAACTGGTCAACGATCAAAATTTATAGATTTATTGGTTGAGTACTTTGAAGACTTGGAAGAGTATGAAAAGTGCGAAAAACTGATGAAGCTCAAGGATCTTGTTATAATGGCAGGAGACTAAAAAATAGATAAAATGCATGGCATCATCTAAAAATCAAAAGAACAGCAGTCAGAAGGAAACAACCAATCACGTACAATTAAGGCAATCTCAAATTAATTATGTCGATACGGTTTTAGAGAATGATATTACATTTTGTTATGGACCAGCAGGTACCTCTAAAACTTTTACAGCATGCTATGTAGCACTCCAATTATTACAAGAACAGAAAATTAAAAGAATTATTTTATGTAAGCCCATTCAAGAGGCTGGAGAGAAACTTGGTTTTTTACCAGGAACGATCGATGAGAAGGTGGATCCCTACATGAAATCTTATAAATCCAATATTGAAAAAATCATAGGCTTCTCTCAGACTGAAACCCTATTCGGAAAAGGCATTATTGAATTTCAACCGCTCGCATACATGAGAGGTGATACATTCGATGATGCATTGATGATCCTTGATGAAGCGCAAAACGCCGATTATAAACAATTGATGCTTTTTGTTACCAGAATGGGTAAGGATTCTAAAGTGATAGTTGCTGGAGACGTAAGTCAACACGACATCGCTAAATCAAAGGTATCTCTGCCGTCGTTCATGGATATGTTGAAAGGAATTAAAGGAATCGGAACACATATCTTTGGCGAAAAAGATATTGTAAGAGCTAAAATTCTACAAGACGTTGTTAACCGCTATGAAAAGTGGAAAGATGAGAACGGTAAGTAAACTTTTACACATATTTTCATATAAGATTAAATACTTAATTTACGTATATGCCAAAATTGATCTTATTGAAATCGCAGTTTAACGAGAACACAAGCATTATAGAGGTTGGACTCGATGAGGCTGGAAGAGGAGCTTTAGCAGGACCGGTTACCGTTGCAGCATGCATAATGCCCATTGGATTCCAACACCCAGCGATAAGAGATTCTAAATTGCTTTCTGAACCACAGAAGGCAGAATCTTATAAAGTGGTAATGGATAATGTGATCGCATGGTCTTGTGTCCATATAGAACCTGAAATGATCGAGAAGATCAACATTTTAAATGCAACGATGCATGGAATGAAGAAATGTTTGGATAGTTTAACAGAACAAAACCAACAATTTGATTTTATTATTGTCGATGGAGATCAATTTCACGGCTATCATGATTATAAATATCAAACAATAGTCGGTGGAGACAATAAATATACTGCCATCGCTGCGGCTTCGATCATAGCAAAGGTAAAACACGATGAATGGATGAGAAACGAAGAAGAGGGTAAGATTTATGGATGGGCTTCGAACAAGGGATATGGTACTGCAGCGCACATTAATGCAATTAAAACATTAGGTCCTAGTAAAAATCATAGAATGAGTTTCATATCGCATCTGTTAACAAAAACAGAACAATTATTCTAATGAACAATTTAACTATTGGATTTCTCTATATGGCTTTCGCGCAAATTTTGGTGTGGTTTCAAAGTTATGGACAGTTCATCTATCCTAAATTTAAAGAACATCCGTTTATCGTATCACTTATATTCGGTACCTCTGCGTCCTATATGTTTATTCAATCAGTACAATATATTGCCCTACACTTTAAAGGAGAGCTTTGGCCTGCAAGATTTTTAGGTCAAGCTACTGGAATGGTAATCTTTGCCGTAATGACTTGGATCCTAATGGATGAAGGTCTTAATACAAAAACTATGGTTTCTTTAGGAATCGCAGCTATTTTAATTGCGGTCCAGTTGCTTTGGAAATAATTTAAAACTTTTTTTAAAAATAGTTGTGCCCAGATTTTTTAATCTGGGCATTTTTGTTTATATTTACATATCATTAAAAAATAAAACAAAAAATGAACAACTTAGAAATTAACATCAATGAAATCGAATGCAACGGATCTACCTACATTCCTAACATCCAAACCAATAGCCAAACGGCATCAGTGCAGACTGCAGTTAGTCTTTATCGAATGAGATATTCAGATCAAGAAATATTCGATACATTTCCTGCTGGAGAAGATTATTATAGAGGCTATAGATTTACAGATGATAGTACAGTTGCAGGTAGAGCAGTTTCAGCAGTATTAAATTATCTACAACCTAAAGTTCCTGCTGAAAATCTACAAGATGAATTTAATCGATTCTTTGAAAACATAAATGGAACAAACATGGACTTTTTAATCTTAGATGCTTTTAGAGACTGTGCAGCTGCAGATTACTATTACGAATTTGAAAAAGAATATTAATAATGAGCAACTTAAATTTGGGTTATTGTTGCATTAATCTTACGTTACAAGAATCAAAAAACTTGACGACCAATAGATCGATGATCAGAAAAACTTTCAACGATAAAGGCATCAAGTACTCTTCAGAACTCACTCTTAAAAACGTCGAAGACCTCGAAAAGGTAATTCAATGGAACATTCAACGAGGTATCAAAGTGTACCGAATGTCAAGCGATATGGTTCCGTGGATGTCAGAATATGAGTTAACCGATCTTCCAGACTTCAAAAAGATTCAGGTCATATTAGAACGTATCGGTGATACGGTACAAAAAAATGGTGTAAGACTTACGTTCCATCCTGGACCCTTTAACGTATTGGCATCTCCAAAGCCGCAAGTTGTTCAAAAAGCATACAAAGAACTGTGTCAGCATGGTCAGATATTGGATCTGATGGGTCTGCCACGAACACCTTATTATCCAATCAATATTCATATTGGTGGTGCTTATGGCGACAAAGAGAAGACAATCAGGACATTCTGCGACAACTTCCAGCTGTTGGATGATACTGCAAAGAAAAGATTGGTGATCGAGAATGATGACAAGGCTTCGATGTACACGGTAGAAGACCTATACGAAGGAATCTATAAGAACATTGGAATTCCGATCACATTCGATTTTCTGCATCATCAATGCAACCCAGGTAACCTTACCGAAGCAGAAGCCCTTGGACTGGCATTCAAATCATGGGACAGCAGCATTATTCCAATAACGCACTATTCATCGTCGAAGAAAATTAACGAAGACGAAGATTCTATCTTCAGGGCTCATGCCGATTACATCTACGAAGAAATCAATACACACGGATATTTGATTGATATAGAATTAGAATCAAAGGCAAAAGAACTTGCACTGCTTAAGTACAGAAAAGATTTTGAAAATAGTTTATAAAATATTTTACCGTGTCATAGAAATTGTTTATATTACATTATAATTAAAAACAAACAATATGAATATTCAAACTAAAAATTTCAAAAGTCGTCTTAAAGAAGGACAACACGGTTATATCACTCAATCTATTTTAGATTTTGTTCAGTTAAATGGTCCAGTTCGATATAAAACAATGGATGAATTCTATCAAGTAGAATTAAGAGGTCAACTGAATTATGGACGTAGCAGTTCGCTCAATCATCATTTAGAAAACTTAATAGTTCCTAAAAGAAACCGTAGATGTAAAAGATATTTGGTTAAAAGAAGTGATGGTTTGTACGTAATAGGTCATATTTTTACTGGTACTGATTTAATTAAAAAATAAATTTTACCGTGTCAGAAAAAATGTTTATATTTACATATCATTAAAACAAACAATATGAATTATTCTCAAATCAAATCAGCTCTATCTAATCTTTCTAGCGCTGAACTCTCTCAACTTAATGTTGATGTTATCGAAGTTATTAAATTGCGTCGTAGAACTGAAGCTGGTTCGGTTAAAAGAACTATCAGTTATGGTTCAGTGGTAGTGGTTAACCATCCTAAAGCGGCTGGTAAAACTTTCACGGTAAACGAAATCAAACGTACCAAAGCAATATTAGTTGATAACGATACTAACCAAAGGATCAGTGCCCCTCTTAGTTTAATCTCATCAAAATACTAATTATGAAAAAAAATATCTTAATCGCATTAGGTGCAATTTTATTAGCATCATGCCAAAAGGAAGGTTTGCCTTTATCAAACACAAGTACTCAACAAACTGCAGCCCTATTAGCATCTGGAAATAAATCTGGAAGCAGCATTAAATCTTCAAATCTTCCTGATACTACGAAGATAAAGCAGCTTGGATTACTTTCAAACGTTTCAATGTCATCATCAAATTTGACATCTGCAACTTCTGAAGGTTCTGCAAGTATTGACGTTCAACTTGGAATGTCGGATACGTCTTATAGTTTATCCAAAATTAATGGATGGGACTTTACGAAATTAGCTCTTCCATTTGCATTACCGCATTGGAGCGATACTGTGGCTCTAAATGATTGGATGCCCGACAGTACGTTATATTTGATTAGTGGTAACATCGATCCAATGAACGGATGGCCATATCTATATGCTGCTTTTAAAAATAGACCAGCTGATGATTCATATATGATTATAAAGAAGGCACTATTTGCAACAATGGGTAATTATGAACTTTTTCCAGGAGATCCAGGAAATTCTACCAATTATGCGTCTTCTTTAAATTCGATGAAATGGATCTCTGCGATCTATATGCAAAATCAAATTATTAATCATAACGGTAAGATTGGAATCTTAAATTATGTAGATAATGATGCATGGGTAACAAATGCAGCCGGAGTTTCAACAAGAGTATACAATTCATCTGATAATCAAATGGGAAGTTCATTAGAACCAGTTTGGTTGGTCGGAGATATTTACCGAAGGAGCTTAGAATTAGGAGGATCCTCAGTTTTACCAGATGCTGTGCACAATGCTGCAATATGGTACTATGCTGGTTGGATTACTAACTATGGAATGACGACAAGTACCGCAGGAGCTCCAGGAACCATCGTAAGTAACAATGAATATCAAACAAAATCGATTAGCCAATATATTTCTAGATATGGATATGCTCAATTGGCAACTGCTATTGCATTAAAAAGCATGGTAAATAGACCAAAGAA